CAACGCGCGATCCTTTTTTTATGCCTGTTATTTGTAATTCCCCCCGCCGCCGGCCGATCCTTTTTTGCTTGATCCTTTTATTAGTTTTTTGTATTTTGATCCTATATCGACGGATTAACCACCCGTTTTGAATTCAAGACAATCAATCAAAATATGACAGAATCAAAAAAAACTCAGCCAGAGAAGATCTGGCGACCTAACGAATTGGCCGTGCTTGATTTCGAGAAAGACGCTCGAATCATCAAGAAAACGTTTAATATCGTTCTCCCTGATAACTTCACTAATTACCCGCTTGCTAAGCTTGTTCGTAAGTTGTGCGATCATGTTAATGATGGTCACGACCTGAACGGCATCAATCGCCGCACGGATCACCGTTGGAATGTTTATCGCCTGTTGGCCGCTGCGGCACTGAATTACAACTTTAAGCGTAATTTGGTGGTTGGGGCGTTTAAAATCGGCCAACGATGGTTAAAGGCGCCTTGCGATAATAATTACCTGTCTGACAAGGCCGGTATTGCCGAGCGAACAAGAGACAATTGTATTGCCACCTTGAAAGAGGCCGGTTATTGGTGGTCACAAGAGCGCCGAGAAGTGAGCATGGAAGAGGGGTGTTTTGTCTTTTCTGGTAAACACTCCCTGAAGCGTATAAGGCTTGATTCTATCGCTGAGCAACTTGGTGCTGAGTCGGAGCTTTTCCGCGCGCAAATGTGGGACATTGCCAAAGACAAGAAAGCCGATCATGTTAGTGAGGTTGAAAACAAGCGCTTGAAGCAAGCAGCGCAAGCCAAGAGAAAGCGTGAAGCTTTGTATAAGCAAAGAGAAGCGACTAGAGCGGCCAAGGCCGAGCAAAAACTAACCCCCGAGCAGCAAGCGCAATCGCAAGAGCAATTAGAGCGCGCGAATACGCTTCGGGTTAAAGGCTACAGCTGGTCGAAGGTTGAGCAAATCATCAAGCAAGAGTTTGGCTTTGTGCTTGCCTTAATTCGAACCGCTGACCTCTCCCCCTCCTAGATAATCCCTTTATTTTCCTCGTCTTGATTGGCGAGGTTTTCGCACGTCTGAACAAAAATAAACCAGTAAAAACAGAAACATAGCCTTGAATATGGTAAACTATGGCGTGAAATCGAACGTTTTTTGTTCGTTGTACGCTGTGCGGTTTGTTTGCGCCATGTCTCATTTGGCGCGTTGCTTTCCAATACAAAGCGAACCCTCCATTTTCCCCTTTTAACTAATAACCTTCGAAGAATGCCCGCCTCTCAAGCATTTTTAGCAAAGCGCACAAGCATTATTCGAACCGGTGATATTGCTATGTGGGGGCGAAGCCCCCAAACCCCCAAGTCTAGCAGTGTGGCGGGTGGCGAAATCCAAGCATTCGCATCGGCTAACCGCGCCGGCGGGGTTCGGTGCCATGGTTCAGCATTAGGGGGCGGCTTGGTGTTTCGCTTGCACTTCGTGCTTTGCTTATCCCTGCGGGGCTTTGTTTCTCATGCTCGGATAGTTTCGCGGGTGCGCTTCATGGGCGCAAAGTGAATTTGTGCGGTGTGGCCAACATAGACAGATGTATCTATACTCGAGCGCTATGCCTGTCTTTTGATTCAATAAAAAAACAAAAAAAACTTATTGCGGCCGGAGGCCAAGCCTTAAGCGACCCCGATGTTTGTTAGCGGCTGTGCGTAAAGCATGGGGCAACTTGCTTGTCCCTGCTTTTCCACAGTGAGCGCTTGCTGTTTAATGATTCACAAACGATTCAAAGTAGAGATATTCTTGAGATTTGATAACAACCTTAATTAGTTGGTGAACCTATGTCATATCTAAGAGTGAACATCTCGGAGGCGGTTTTGCAAAAGCATGTCGAGGACGAGCACATTACCGAACTGAAAGACCCGCGTTACCCGCTTCGCTTTCGCTATACACGTAACGGCGGTTCGTGGTTTTACGTTCGGGGTGGGAAGTGGAAGAAGATCGGCAACTGGCCGCTTGTTAAGTTCGCGACCGTGATTAAAAAACTGCCTTTGATAGAAATCAATCTTGCAAGCGGCATCGATGAGGAAACCGCACACTCTGATTTCATGGAAACGGTCGGCGATGTGTTGGATTGGCATTTAGTCCGCGTCATGGATTTAGGGACGTTGTCACCAAGGCGGATTGCGACGATAAAGACGGCGGTTAATACCTACCTCAAGCCGCGCATTGGTCAAGATTTCTTGTGTGATGTATCAAAACACTTTGTCGATGAAAAACTCATTCGTGGAATGCGTAAAGCCCGATACAGCGCCGCGACGATAAAGCTTGCTTTTGAGGTGTTCAAAAAGGCATTTTCTCGCGCGGCTGAAATGAAATTGATTGATAAAGACCCAACCGAAAGCATGAAGTTTTCAGATTTCATTGAAGAAGCCATTAAGCCGAAGCCGGCCAAGATTTCCCCGCGTGAGCTTGCGAGTGTGCTCGATACCATCATGCAAACTAAAAGTGACAACGGCCGAATGCTTGCCGCGTTTATGGCGCTGCATGGAACCCGTATCGGTGAAACGTTGCGTTTACGTTGGGACTGGATCGACTTTGAGGCGAAAACGATCTTAATACCGGCGGAAGTGACCAAGTCCACTAGGTCGCTATTGTTGCCGCTCCCAGAGCTTACAGCGCGACTTTTGCGTGAACATAGAGCCAAGCAAGCGAAAAGAGGCTATCGCGGCGTGTACGTGTTTGTAGGGCGTTTTAATAGGCCAATTGATGACAACAAAGCAAGTAAGCTAATTCGTCAGGTCAGCGGCCGAGCGTGGACGTCTCACGATTTGCGGAAAGCCTTTCGCGGCCTGTTGGGGGTGTTAGGGGTGGAATACCTCACGGCGGAAAGGTTAGTTAACCATTCGTTAACAACCCTCGAAAAAACCTACGACCAAGAGATAGACTTAATTCGAAAAGCAGACGCGACCAACAAGGCGCACAACTGGATTTTAGAGCGTGTTAGCCACTTTTAGGCAAGAGACAAGCTTGAGATCGTCCGGTGATCTTCTGATAGGACGGAACCCGACGCAATAAGGTGACGTGACACAAGTCGGGTATTTAAGATAGAAGACTATAATAAACTTGAAAAATGAATCGAAAGGTATTCAAATTGTCTCCGAGGTAAAAACGACGCAAAGCCCATAGTGCCGTGTGGCAAATTAAATCAACGTGTTGGTTTTGAAATAGTGCAAGCCTTGCGCCGTCTAGCCTCCCTCTCTGATAAGTGACTTTAAAATTGCCATTGCTACGACCAAAAGCCCCGTTGATACGGGGCTTTTTTATTGGTTTTTGCTTAAGGTACTTCTGGGGCTTTTGAAGCTTGTCGGTGGGGCAAAGCCTCCGAGTTTGGATACGAGCAAAATTTACTATGCGCGACACCATCGGATCGATTAACTGGCTGATCTTTCTAAAAACTGACCTTTGCGCCGTGTTCAATTTTTGTCGGGGATTTTGAACAGCCGCCATAATTCGCGCTATGTCATAAAAGGGCGGTTTCCGACCGCTTAAAAGTTGCATATCTGATTCATTTGTTATAGTTTTTGTGCAAAAGCCACCACAGCCGGAGATTTAACAAATGAGTGACAAAAATTATCTTGAGCTCAAAGAAGGGTTGCAGAAATCGACCTTTCAGGACATGAATACCAAGTCAATCGCGGACTTGCTCAACTATTCAGAGACGCAAATCAAGAAAGCCAATCGTGAAGCCAAAGCGGGAAATTGGGACATGCCTGGTCGGTTTGATAGGGCGGTGTTGTTTGCGTTAATGCTTGGTCGTCAAAATGGCTTTGAGTCGCTTCATGAGTTCATCCCCAAGTTTTCAAAGGGCAGTGCGAATATAAAGTACACGGCCGAAGAGCAAGCCGTCATTGATGCGCAAATGGACTTGGTCGAGGTCATCGATAGTGCCGAGGGTGGGGCGGAAAACGCCGACCAAAAAACACAAAGTAAGGCGAAAGAGGCCAAGCCAAAGAAAAAGAGAAAGGCGAAAACCGCCGACCAAAAACAAGAAAAGCCGCCTGAGATTGAAATTGATGGTTTATGTTATCCTGCGACAACGGAGCCCGAATTGTTGGAGAGTATCCGAACTCTTAAGCCTGAACGTGAGTTGCTAGAGTACGCCCTCGGTTTTAAAGACAGTTCGCCGCTTGCTATGACTCGATTATTGAAAACGGCTATTGACGAGGCGTCACAGTGAACCCTAAATACCTTGCTTTGATTGAAGCAACCCAAAAGCTAATTGATCACCCTCGGAGTGAAAAGGCGCGCGAGAATGCCCAACGGCTGATCAGTCAAAAGTTTTGCCCGTCGTGCGGCGAATACAAGGACAAAAAGCGCGAATTCACGCCCAACAAGCAAGCCTTTGACGGGTATTGCAACACCTGTAAGTCATGCCGTGCCGAACAAAGTCGCCAACCACGCGATTAGTTATACGGCTTTGATAGGGTAGAGAAATTAGACGGTGCGCTAGTTTCTCTATTTTTTTACTTGATGTATAATTATTTAAAAGTATAAATATATATTTATACAAACATACAAAATAACTTAAGGGTACAGCATGGCGATTTATGTAGTAGCAAACAATAAAGGCGGCTCCAAGAAAACGGCGACCGCTATCAACTTGATCCCGCACTTAGCTTTGGACTTTGTCGCGGATTTGGATAAGTACCACGCGCTTAAAAAAATCTTGGAGCATGGCGAGAACCCTATCGAGGTTCGTATTCCCAAGACGCGCCAAGAGATTTTAGATTGGGCGGATGAAGATAAGAATATTCTGATTGATTGCGGCGGCTTTGATTCGGATTTCACCCAAGCGGCGATCAGTCAGGCCGATGTGGTCATTACGCCATCAAACGACGACCCAACCGAACAGTTAGGATTAAGCGATTTTAATCAGACCATGGCGAACGTGTCGAAAATGGTCGGTGAGAAGCTTGTTGCGAAAGTGGTGATTTCTGGGGTGCATCATTCACGCAGTGATTTTTCGATGATGAAAGAGTTTATTGGTGGATTGTCCCATTTGGAGCTTTTGCCGGTTGTTATCCCTCATTCAAGCAAAATTCCCGCGGCTCAGTTTGAGGGCAAGCCGGTTATGTCGGGAACCATTGCCGCCAAGTTCCACCTTTTAGCAAAAAGTATAAAAGTAGATTAATATCTTTATATGTATATCTATAAATACAAAGATACAAAGATACAAAGATACAAAAGTATAAATATATAATTATATAGGTTTTATGATGGCAAAGAGACAAATAGTAGCAACCACCCAAGCGCCCCTTAAAGACGTAGAGCAAAAGCCGGAAAGCGGCGGGACGTTCAATCTTCCAGTGAACAAGATCCCGAATCATGTTGAAACGGATTTTCTGAAGCTCAAGCAAGCGGCGAAAGCGCAAGGCATCACCAAACTTAAGAATGGGGAACGGTTTTCATTAAGCGGTTACATGAAACAGTGTACTATTGAGCAGTTAGCTAACGACTTGAAAGCACTAGAAAATGGCGAAAGTCCACAGTAATACACCGTGAAATTGATCACAGTTGAAAGTTTTTATAATAAGCGCGTTGTTTATAAGCGTGAGTAATTACTCCAAATAAGCCTATGAAAAGCAAACAGATGATTTTTTGTACATAGGCCGGAACCCTTGAAAACTATGGGTTTCAATGCCTTTTGTTTCATATTTACAGCGTATATGTGAATTTACTAAAGTACGAGCCAAACTATAAAGCCCCGCAAAAGTGGGGCTATTAAATGAATACGTCAATTGGCTCTTTAACATTTCTTGAAATCTTCGATAGTGGCCGCAAGGCTAGGGCGCATAACGGTTTGCGGTGGGCGTCCCTGCTTAGCGGTGAAATCCTTATTACATTGACCATGTCGCGCCGACCACTCGGCCAACAATGCGCGGCTCGTCGATAATGTCGAATTGTTCGTTGTCGGGAATGGCTAAGCCCGTCACGTAACGACGAAAATAATATTGGTTTTTCTTCATAACGATCACCAAATCGCCATCACTGGCGACGGTGGCCGGCTCTACGATTAAATGACTGCCGATAGGAAAACACGCCATATCGCTATTCATGGCGGTGTCTTTGACCTCTAACGCGTAAGCGTGTTCTTTCGCGCCCTTGGTGTAACTAATGAACTTGGTCGGTTTGCGTCGCTTGTAGCGTAGATCGCTAAATTCATAGACGGGTAGGTAAGTATTGGGTTTGTCTTTGGGTGCGCAGTATGCCGCGTAAAACTCGCCAATGGTCACGCCCATTTTATTTAGGCACTTGAACATTTTGTACGCGCTGATTTCCGTCGTGCCGTTTTCAAAACGGTTTAAGGTTGGACGGGAAACAATGCCCTCAAAATCTGACTGATTAAATCCGTGTAATTTGCGCATCTTGGCGAACGGTGCGCCTAAATTCTTAATCATATTTGCCTCATCTCAGAAAGGTTTTTCAATTTTTCTTTTAATATGATTCATTATCGACTATTTCGAGGTGTTTTTTACATGTCACGAATGAGACGGGTGTTAAATGTGACATAAACGATTCATTTAAAATAAATTACTAGAATATGTATCGTATAAGATGCAAATAACCCTTAATATAACAATCAATATTCAGTTGGACGTAATAGGCTTAAACTATGAGAGAAGACGAAATTATCATTCGTGTGACGCGTGATTTCCTTGAGAATAGCCGCTATTCACAAGCGGATTTTGCCGTTGATATGCTCGCCAAAGAGCTAGAGCTTGTCGAGCCCAAAGAGAGCGCCGAGAGCTACACCAAGTATAAAGGCCGCGTAAAGAAAAACGTCAGTCGCATTATGACCGGCTCGCAGCCTTTCCCCGCCAAATGGATCGATTCATGGGTTGCGGCACTGCCGGAGCAGTACGCCAAACAATGCCGTGAACTGATCGCCTCAAAAAATGGTTACATGGATTCGATGCCAGATTTAGCCGGCGCGGATAGCACCAAGGCGGAAACCGCCCTGATGATGAACTTGTTTGCGGATGTGGTCGCGACGAACTCCGCGGCGCACGATGGCGTTTACGATGAAAACGACGACGTGGCCGAGGCGAACGAGAATATCGACGCCAAAATGCGCTTGGTGATGGAGCTCATTAAGGACGTGCGCCGCATTCATGCCGGCACCGGTGCGACGGGTAAGATCTTTGATGTTAGCGGCCTGATCAAGCTGTAAGGGGGCGCGATGGATATCGAAGAGATAAGGGAAAGCATGCGCGCGCGCTTACTCGCCGCGTTTGCGGACTATCACCGGCAAACGAACGGCGCTTATTCGGCGGTCGGGGTGGTCAACACTAACGGATACAAAGCCGTTGCGGCGGCCATGAAAGGCAAGGAAACCCGAGCAAAAGGAAGCTCAAAAATCCTTTGCTCGGATGATGTTTTTGAACACAATCGCCTATTACGTCGTGTAAATGATTTGCCGATATTGTTGAAGTTTTGGGTATTGTATCGTTACACGGAGCAGTTCAGCCCCCGAATCAAGGCCGAATTGATCGAGATTGGCCTCGGCGAGTGCGGTTTGCTTTCCGGTCAAATGCGGGTGGTGACTAAGTTGGAGAAAATCGGCGACCGGTTGATCATGAACCGCCGAGAGTTTGCCAGTTTGTCGGCGTCCGACTTGGCAAAAGTTGCCGGTGTTCACCCTTCCGTCTATGCGAGAACGTACCAAGAAAAGGCCGACATGTTCACCGAGTATTTTGACGAGCTTGATAATCAGGCGCTTGATATTTTATTGACCCCTGAAACCCTTATGGCATAACTAATGCTGATGAATGAATCAAAAAGGATTCATATTAAGTCTTTACAAAATGCAAAGCATAGTGATAGTTTTTCCTACCGTGGGACAAGCACCGCATACAAAGCCACCTCTTGAGGTGGTTTTTTTATGCCTGTTTGCTGCTCAGCTCAGAAAGACCATTTTGCCCTCTCCCCCCTTGGTTGAGGGCTTTTTTATTTTGGAAATCGACGCGCACGACACCGGATTAACGCTTTGCGATCTCGCCGCGTTTACCGCCTTTGATAACGATCAACTTGCGTCGGTTTCCGACCCCTTAAGCGTTGCCGGTTCGAGGTTATTGGCAAGCGCCGCCCGAAGAGAAAGAGAACCCAACACCGGCAACGTTTAACTTTAGGAGGTGAAACAATGCCCTCCAAAAAAGAACAGATTTCGATCCCCGTGAATCAAAAGTATGTCGCCGATTATCTCGGCGTGGCGCGCGGTACGGTGGCGAAAGCCATTAAACAGCACAAAATCGAGCCTATCGGCCGAGAGCGGGGCGCGGACACTTACGAGTTAAAAGAATTGCTCCGAGTGTTGCAAAAGCCGGCAAAGACCGTTCGCGCCGGTCGTGAAACGTTCAACTCTAACGAAATCAAAGTGATTGATAGCATTTACGCGCGATTCGAGACGATGAAAGAATATCTCGCCTATCAACAATCACTGGTCAGCGAGCAAAACCGCAAGAAAGCGGCCGGCTTGCTGATGGAATCTGAGTCGGTGGTCGCCACAATTGGCGCGACCATTTCGCGAGTGCTGCAATTCTCGCAAAAGATGCCCAACGTGGCGCAAGAAATTTGTCCCGATTTTACCAACCAACAAGCAACCAAGTTCGACGAACGAATAGAAACCGAAATGCGAACATTGTTGCTCGATGCGCAAGGAATGATTGACGATGCTAACGAGCGATTACGTGCAGCCGGAGACGGTAGTTAATCAGGCTTTCGCCATTTTTGACTTTGAGAAAATGACCATTGAGCAGTTTCTAGAGTCAGAGCTTTATATTTCGGGCACCTCGGGCGCGGTCAAATATCGCCTTTCTGATGTGCCTTACATGAAAAAACCCATTTACGCCGCGTTTGATCGACGATATCGCGCGGTGATTGTGGTCATGAGCGCACGCTCATCTAAAACCAAATCGATGCTTGAAGCCGTGACGTCGTATCGCATGGTGTATCAGCCGACCAAGATGTTATTTGTGTTTGCGACCGGCACCAAAGCCGAGTCTTACAGCCGGTCGGAATACGCCGAAATGGTGCGTCATACGCCGGCCATTAAAAAGATCAGCGGCCGCGACTCGCACGGCATACAAAACCGCCAGTATTTAAACGGTGTGTTACAAGAGTTTCGCAGTGGTACAAACGACAGCTTATCCGCCCAAGGTTATGGCGTGGTGGTGTTTCCCGATTATGACCGTTCGCCCGATGAGGGCACCGGCGCCGGTGGTAAAGAGGGTTCGAAGTTTGACCGCGGATTGATGCGGACATTATCGGAGGGCTCGACCGGCATTTGTATTGCGGAAAGCTCACCCTCAAGGGTGCCATTGCGTGATCAAGACGATTTAGAGCCGCACGAGTTGCCCCGTGCCGGTGGCATTACCGGTTTGTACAATATGGGGGATCGTCAGTGGTATTACTGGCGGTGTCCTAACATGGCCGGTGAGCACTGGATCAAGGCCGGCTTTGATTTGCTTGTTTACGACTTTGAAAACGGCATCGAGCCGCACGTTAAATGCCCTCATTGCGGCCGTGAGATTCATTTTCATGAACGCGAATCGCTTGTTGGCGACTTTATGTTTCCGCTTGAGGTGGATGAAAACGGCATTCGTGACCCTGATTTTGAGCCTATCCCGAACGATTTCGCGTCCTTTCACGCTGACGGGGTAGTGTCAGCTTGGAACAAGTGGGAACGTCTTGCGCGGGATTTTGAGAAAGCGCAAAAGCATTACAAATCGTCGGGCGACGAATCGTTATTGCAGTCGTTTACAAACACCTCGCTCGGCAAGCCTTACGTGCCGAAGCTTCGCGAAACCAATCTCACGATTGCGCAATTGATGGAGCGCTCGCACGAATACACGTCATTGCGAAAAGGCGAAGTTCCCGAGGATACCCGATTCTTGATCGCAACCGTGGACGTTCAAGGCGGCGCCAACTCGCGCTTTGATTTCCAAGTGGTCGCTGTCAATGAGCGCTTGCAGTGGATGCCAATTGATGGCGGGGAAATCCTGCTAAGTGATTACCGTTTGGACAATGGCGAGCCGCAGCGTATCCGCCCCCACGTTTACCGTGATGATTGGCGCATGATCTACGACCGGATCATGAAACACGAATACATCATTGCCGGCACGAATGGCAAAAAAACCATCATACCGGCGTTGACGTTGTGCGACTCGGGCGGCTCCGACGATGACAACGGCGAGGGGAATACCACGTTTAACGCTTATCACTTTTGGCGATGGGCGCAAACAAATGGCATCGGGCATCGTCTGATGTTGGTCAAAGGCAACCCGCGCGCGTTTCGAGAGGGCAGTCATAGCGGTTGGACAATGATCAGCCGACCCAACGCAGAAAATGACCCGAAACACCCCGCTCGGG